CAAGATACAGTTCTATTGATATTGACTTCTTAGATGCAGACTTCTTGGTGGACATGTTAGATGTTGTAGAAGAACTGATTAAAACTACAAAAGATTTAGGAGATAGACAATCATCTTCAGCAGGAAGTTCAGAATTCAATATAAAGGGTGCTTCACTTGGTAAGAATGCAGACTCACAATACAATGTTTTTATTGAAGATGGTGGTCTTGTATTCTATAGAGAGGTTGAAGGAAAGATAAGATTGGTATTTCAACCAGGTTCTTCAGTGAGATTAGACACTAGAGTTCCAACTTATGAGGGTGTTATAACTGTAAATGGTGGAGATGAAATCTTCATTTACATCAACCAATCTAACTAAATACCACTACGACAACAAAAAAAGAGGAGGTCGTATGATAAATATGTTATCACAACTCCGTGAATGGCATGAAACTCAAATATTTGGGTTTCAAAAATCTGTTCAACTAGATGACTACCATATGTATTGGTTGGCATTTGGTAAAGGGGTGTTTTTAACGATGATATTACTATGGATTATATAACTAAATCATTATTGAAATTTACTTTAGGGGTCTTATTGACCCCTATGGTTTTTGCTGGTGATAATCATGTACATATTGAACAAGTCAATGGTGGAGATAACTTTAACTTAGAAATTACTCAAATCGGATTCTCACAAATGGTTCGATTCTCTTTTGACCATGCCAACAACGATGTAAATCTACTACAACAAGGAAACAACATGTACATCGGATATACCGATGCTTGGGGTTCAGGTAAACAATGGGGTGGTGATTTAGACGGAGTTGGTAATGAGGTCGATGTCAGACAAAAATGTTCCTTTACAACATGTAATGATACAGATTTTCAGTTTCATATTTGGGGAGATGATAATCAGGTTGTCTTCGGACAAGGGTATGAAAACAATAATAGTTTAACACCTAACTGGAGTTATGATGGTTATGAACCAGGTGGAAACTTTGTAAGATTAGATATACATGGTGATGATAACAAATTTAAAGGAAGTCAAAAACAAGATACAAGTTCTATAACTCATAGTATAATTGCCGCTGTATACGGAGATAATAATGATGTCTATGTAAGACAAATGCAGAACGGTAACAAGAGTTTAAATCTAACAATCAATAGTGATTGGAATGAGGCATCAATTGTTCAGAAAAAAGCAGGTGCTCATACAGCAACAATCAATCTAACTGGAACACAACCAACGACTTTAAATTTAACACAAACAGGAGATACTAATCAATCATATTCTTTAACACAAAACTGTGTCACAGTTGGTGGTTGTTCAGTATCAATAACACAACAATGAAATCAGAATGTCCACCTGAGTTTTACGAGTGTCTCACTGAAGAAGAATATGACGATATATTAGAACTCTTTGAAGAGAACGATATGGTCATGCCTGAATCTTTGGGTGATGTAGAAGCTGCATCTGATTTTGTTTGGCAAGTTCTCTTCCTCACACCAATAGAACTCATTTACATAGGTTTCACTATGACTGTTCTTGCAACTTACGGACTCTCTATATATTACATATATAAACGAATACAAAAGAAATTCTCATGAGTTATTATCCAAAAAGAGTCATTGATATGGTCAATGATTATAGAAAAAGTGAACGAAAGAAATTTTGGATGAAGGTTTTTCGTATCACTTTAGCAATCGTTTTAATAGGTGGTGCAATCTACTTATTTTATGTTTAGTTGGAAATCAGTTCTAGTAAGCATATCATTACTAGTAGGGTTAAAGATATGGTCACCATATATTGTTGAAAACATACAATGGTCATGGTTTGATACACTACATCAACAAAAAGGAGAATTTTATGTTAACGACATCGTTTTGGTCGACATTGATGAGAAAACTTTGGAGACTCTTGGTCAGTATCCCTTACCTCGTGGTAATTACAGTCAACTTATGCTTGATTCTCATTATAGTAATACTCATGTTTTTAGTATGGTGTTTAGTGAACCTGACAGAACCCCTAACGAAGATTTACTTTTCGCGGAAGGATTAGTAAACAGACTTTCAATTTTATCCTCTGCCCCTTCGCCGCAAAAAGATTCAGGAGTTGCACCTTTTGTAGGAACTTCCACACTAGGTGGTGCAGAGGCAAAAGACTTTATATGGAATTACAGTGGGATAGTATCACCAATTCCCATACTTAGAGACAATACTTACGGTGTTGGGGTGTCATCTTCGACTCCACCGATTACGGGAACACCAAACTTTGACGGAACAATTCGTTCTGCACCATTATTAGTCTATGCAAATGAACAAGTATATCCGTCAGTTGCACTAGAAACTCTTCGTGCATTCTTTGACCAAAAATCTTATCAGTTAAAAGTGACACCTGAAATGGGTGTAGAATGGGTGAGAATGGGAAGAAACCCACCCATATCTACAACACCTACAGGTGATGTAATGATTTCATATTGGAATACTTTTCAGAGAATCTCTGCTGTAGACTTACCTGAATCAGGTCTTAATAATAAGATTCTGATATGGGGTCTAACTGCAGAAGGTCTGAATAATCCAGTTTCAACCCCAATGGGTGTAATGTATCCCCATGAAGTGCAAGCAAACCTAATCCAGACCGTCTTGCAAGACACTCGAATACAACAATCCTACTATCTTGAACAGCTCGAGATTGTTCTTCTTTTGTCAAGTCTTTTAATGATATTGTTGATGGTCTACAAACTTTCCACAGTTCTTGCGGGGATAATGAGTCTAACACTAGTTGCACTTCAGCTGGGTGGGGGTTATTATTTATGGACTTCTCAACTCGTTCTTTTCGATACCTTCTTTTCATCAGTAAGCTCCTTGTTGATATTTGGACATGCTTCGTTTAACAAATACTATATTACATACCAAGAGAAACAACAAATCAAAAAGCAGTTCCAAAAATATTTATCTCCTGACATGGTTGAAGAACTACAAAAAGACCCTAGTAAATTGAGACTCGGTGGTGAAAGACGAGAGATGACTTTCATGTTCATGGACATATGTGGATTCACTCCCATATCAGAGGCATTTAAGAACAACGATGACCCAGAAGGATTGGTAAATTTAATTAATAGATTCTTAGATGTTCAGACCAAAATAATTCTAAATAATTCTGGAACCATAGATAAGTATATGGGAGATTGTATTATGTCTTTCTGGAATGCTCCTTTGAATTGTCCAAATCATGCCGAGTTGGCAGTCAAGTCTGCACAAGAAATACTAATTGCAACCAAGGAATTAAATGAAGAACTATCTCCTCTCAATCTGCCTCCTATTAATGTCGGTATTGGCATCAGCACAGGAGAATGTATTGTTGGAAACATGGGGTCAGAACTTAGATTTGACTATTCCGTCATTGGAGATGCCGTCAACCTTGGTGCTAGACTCGAAGGACAAACAAGAAATTATGAGGGGGTGGACTTGTTGTTATCAGAAGAAACATATCAACAATGTACAGAGGGAGCATTTTCTGAAGTCGATAGAATACTCGTCAAAGGAAAATCAGAGAAAGTTCGCATCTTCACTCCAATTCACAGAACCACCTAGTAAAACTCAATGGGTTGTATTCACCAGTCTTCAACTCTTAGATATCTATACAACATATAACGGTCTTAAATATGATTGTGTTGAAGAAACAAATCCTCTTTTTGGGGAAAGGCCATCAGTGTCAAAAATGTTTTTTGTTAAAGCAGCTGTTCTCTATCCAATAATGACTACTGAAATACAACAACCAGTAATGAATCGACAAGACATGAGAGATGTCAATACTCTTATGACTATAGTTGTATTAAATAATAGGCATGTCGAAAACAAATCAAAAAGATGCAATAAATTGTAAAAACCCCTTGAAATTTTAAAAAAAGACCTTATAATAGGAGTATGGTGTTATAAATACCATTGTAATTGCTCAATAGAGGATTACATATATTAACTTGCTAAAATTTAGGAGAAACATATGACGCATTTAGATATATTTGGTCAATTCAGACCGTTCGCAATAGGATTTGACAGGTACTTCGAAGACCTCGAAAGATTGTCACATCACACACAAACTAATTATCCACCTTACAACATCGTAAAGGAAGATGATGAAAACTTTTGCATAGAACTTGCAGTTGCAGGTTTCAGCAAAGAGGACATTGAAATCTCTAGGGAGAAAAATGTTCTTATGATTGAAGGTAAAGTAGATGAAGATTCTAAGGACTTTGTTCATAAAGGACTTGCATCAAGGGCTTTCAAAAGAAGTTTTAATCTTGCAGACTTGGTTGAAGTCACAGGTGCCGACATGAAAGATGGTATTCTACATGTCAAACTGGTTAAAGTTATTCCTGAGGAAGACAAACCAGTAGTTATTGAGATTAGTTAGAAAACTACCTTTACAGATACACTCATTTGTAATATAATGGGTGTATCTTTTTATATTATGGAGATAGAATATGTTATCAGTAGGTGACAAATTCCCTGCCTTCTCACTACAGGGAATCAATGAAAACAATGAATTTGTGAGAGTCAATGTTGAAGAAAACTATACACCACTCAAACATGAATGGTCAGTGGTTTACTTCTATCCGAAAGATTTTACTTTTATCTGCCCAACAGAAATTGCTGGTATGGATATGTTAGTAGATGAATCGAATGTTATCGGTATCTCAGGTGATAATGAGTTCTGTAAATTAGCATGGAAACAAGACAATGAACTGATTGGTAATATCAGACATACACTTGCTGCTGATTGTGGACTTGGTCTATCATCTGCATTAGGTATTGTTAACGAAGAAGAGGGTGTTTCGTATCGTGCAACATTCATCTTTGATAAAAACAGAGTCATTCAACATGCCTCTATTAATGCACTAGATACAGGCAGAAATGCTCACGAAGTATTAAGAACACTACAAGCGTTAAAAGCAGGTGGTCTTACAGGTTGTGAGTGGAATCCTGGAGAAGAATTCGTTGCCTGAATTTAAATGTGATTTAGTCTTATCAGAGGAAGACGCTAAGTTCGCCTCTGATAAAATCACGGAGTATTACCAGAATTTTGGTAATATGGCAGACTATTTGAGAAAAATCAAACTAGAGAGGGTGGCAGAAATGCCGTCTCCTCTTTTTGGTTTTAATCTATCAGATGATTTCTTTTCAGACTTCAATATGCATCCAGAAGATATGAACTTTAGAGTTGGTGTTGCAGACCACGAAATCTTTCATAACTACTTAGAGATTATTACATCACATGCAATTGAGGCCTCAAATCCTGGTAGAAAACTAATTTTAATGGTCTATGAAACAAATACAAATAAGATTGTGGGTTTCATAAGACTAGGTTCACCAATGATGAACATTGCTCCTAGAAATAGGTATTTTGGTGAAGTGTTAGGTGCAGAAGCAATGCCTGTATTTAACAAACATGCAATTATGGGAATGATTATAGTTCCTACTCAACCATTTGGATTTAATTATCTTGGTGGTAAACTACTTGCATTGATGTGTTGTTCACATGAAGTTAAAAAGATTATAGATGAAAAGTACGATATGAATCTATGTCATTTTGAAACTACATCACTTTATGGTTCAACAAAAAGTATGTCTCAATATGATGGTCTAAAACCATTTATAAAAGGACATGGTTTGACTGATAGTAATTTTGCACCACTTATGAATGACAATTACTTTAAAGACTTAGAGAAATTCTTTGTAGAAAAGAATGGTGGTCCGATTGTTTGGGAAGGAGCATCAAGTAGAAAAATGAAAGTTCAATCTAAAATGATATCTATTATTAAGAAGTCTCTTAATGAAGATGATAAGAAGACCTTTACAGAAGTAGTAGATGATGCAAGAAGATTGAATGAAAGAAAAAGATTTTATGTATCTGATTTAGGTTATGAGAATTCTAAAGATGTTATATTGGGTAAAACTGATACACTGATAAAGAAATCCAACCATGATAGATACTCAATAAATAATTTAACAGAATGGTGGAGAAAGAAAGCATCTAATAGATACATGACTCTACTTTCTGATGGTAGACTTCGAGATACCCTTGAAGTATGGAATGAGAACCCCAATGACATCGACATTATTCGGTAAAACATTTAGAGTAGTAGAGAACCCTCACGAACAGGACGCTGCTATCGAATTGATAGAAGGCGAATTTAAAGGTCTTGTCTATCAGTATGGTAAAGTAGGATTCGAAGACGGAAAACCAAATATAAACTTTGAAAGAACGATTAGAAGGTTGCCAGATAGTGGAGAAGAACTTGATAATCTACTAAATAATAACGACCTAAATAATCTTATGGGAAACATTCTTGTAGAGATTATGCAAGAACAAATACAGAAAGAGGAAGGAAATGATAATACAATATCCGATACAGATACCTGATGGTGAAACAATATATGTTCAAGGTAATTTTGCTGAAGCAGGTACTGATGAATGGTTTACTGAAAGAGACCGATTACAGGAATTATATAGAGCATCTGTAGAAAATGAAGAAGTTGTAATGGGTTCAGGTGGACCTATTGAAGTAATTACCCCAGCACAACCAATAGATTGGGCTCTAAAAGGAGACGAAGATGAATAGAGAAAAATTAATGCAAGAGATTAAGAGACATGAAGGAGAAGTCCTTGAAGTCTATGAAGACTCACTAGGTTATTTAACCTTTGGTGTTGGGCACTTAATTAAAGATAGTGATGATGAACATGGTCAACCTGTTGGCACACCAGTCTCACAACAAAGAGTAGATGAGGTCTATGACTATGACTTTGATAAACATTTAGATGAAACTATTCATTTATTTGAATCAAAGGGTGGTGAAGACTTCTATGCATTACCAGAAAACATACAACATGTATTAGTTAACATGACATTCAACTTAGGTGGAACAAGATTCAGTAAGTTCAATAACATGTGGAAAGGTGTTGTTGCTTGTGATTGGGAGAAAGTTGCAGTTGAAATGGAAGACAGTCGTTGGTTCAAACAAGTTGGAAGACGAAGTGTTGAATTACAGGAGATGGTAAGAAGTGCGTAATATAAGAGACGAAGTTAAGTGCCTGAGATTAGATACAGGAGAAATCTTAATTGGTTTCTTTAAAAATTTATGGTGGAAAGGCAAGTATGAAATAAGAGATTGTCAACAGTGTCTAGTATCTTTAGAAGATAATAGAATGGAAGTTCAACTTGCACCCTATGTACCTTTTGCAAAAGAGTATGTTTTTCAAATTAGACATGATAAAGTTCAATCAGTATTTGATGCAAAACCTCAACTAGAACAGAACTATAAAGTTGAGACAGGAAATCAAATAAGAGGTCAGAGAGGTAATAAGTAATGGATTTAGTACAGGCATTAATGAGTCAGTATCAAGGTGAAATGGATATGGCAATGGCAAACATTGAAGTATACAGAAATAATCCTGCAGGTATTGGTGAACATCCAGATATTGCACAAGCACTTGACACTCAAATTGAGAAATATGCAACAGCAAAAGAAAAGTATGACGCATGTTTCAATTTACTTAACGATAGAGAACAAACCACATTGACAGAATAGAACTACTGTAGTATACTTACAGTATGGATTTCTATACAAATGTATGTCGTACTCGTGATAAAATTCTAGTCACAGGTTATCAAGGCAATAAAAAAGTAAAAATGAAGGTCGATTATCGACCTAAACATTTTGTTCCCTCCAGAAAAGGTGATACACCTTACAAATCATTAGACGGTAGACCACTTGAAGTTGTTGAACTCAACTCAATGGGTGGTGCCAGAAAGTTCAGAGAGAAATATCATCAGACCGCAGGTATGGAAATACACGGTTATGATAGATATGTTTACACTTATATTTCAGATAAGTTTCCTTCAGACTTTGAATATGATACAAAGAAAGTAAAGATTGCAACACTTGATATTGAGTGTGAATGTGAAGATGGTTTTCCAGAACCAATGATTGCAGGTGAGAAAGTCAATGCAATTGCAATCAAACCTTTCGGTCATAATACACATGTCTTCGGTCTAGGTCCTTGGGACGAAAAACCTGCCAATTGTGTTTACTATAATTGTGTAGATGAGGCACAACTTCTAACAGAGTTTATTAAGTTCTGGAGAAAGTCGTCTTTTGATATCATCACAGGTTGGAATGTAGACTCATTCGATATCACATATCTCTGTAATAGAATAGATAAAGTATTCGGTGAAGGAGAACACAAGAAGTTATCTCCTTGGCAAATGTCAGATGTCAGAGAATACATGTCCAACTTTGGTCAGAAACAACAAACATTTAATCTATATGGTATCAGTGTTGTTGATTACTTAGACTTGTATCGTAAACATACACCACAAACACAAGAGTCATACAAACTAGAACATATCTCCCAAGTCGAACTTGGTACAGGTAAACTTGACTATTCAGAGTATGGTAATCTACACACACTTTACAAACAAGACTACTCAAAGTTTCTTGCATATAATGTTAAAGATGCCGTTCTTGTTGAAGAACTAGAAGAGAAACTTGGATTCTTAGAACTTACAATTGTCATGGCATATTCTGCCAAGTGTAATTACAATGACACTTTCGGCATGGTTAAGTATTGGGAAACAATCATCTATAACCATCTGAAGAAACAAGGTATTCAAACACCACCTCAGGCATTAAGACGAGACGGAAAGAATCATCGTATTGAAGGTGCATATGTTAAAGAACCTATTGTTGGTGGTCATAATTGGGTAATGTCATTTGACTTGAACTCACTCTATCCTCATCTAATCATGCAGTTCAATATTTCACCTGAAAAGATGGTAAAGGGTGGTCTTATGGACACTAAGATTGCAGGCATGTTAGATAAGAAGATTGACTTGTCTGAATTAAAGAAACAAAATCTAACAGTGACTCCAAATGGTGTCAAGTTCAAAAGAGATAAACAAGGTTTTCTTCCTGAACTCATGGAAACATTATACGATGAGAGAAAAGAATACAAACAGAAGATGATTGGTTATCAAAAAGAACTACAAGTATGTGATGATAAGATAGAAAGAAAAAGACTCGAAGTTAAAATCAAAAGGGCATACAACAATCAACAGGTCAGAAAGATTTCATTGAACAGTGCATATGGTGTTCTTGCAAATCAGTGGTTTGCTTTCTTTGACCCACAACTTGCAGAGTCGGTTACTACTGCAGGTCAATTAGTAATCAAATGGTCAGAGAAGACTGCAAATGATTATCTAAACAAAGTTCTAAAGACAAACAAAGATTACATTGTTGCAATGGATACTGATTCAATCTATATCACACTTGATGATTTAGTAAATCAAATCTTCACACCAGAACAACAAAAAGATAAGAGTAAAGTTGTTGACTTCTTATGTAAGATTGAAGTTGAAATTGAGAAGGCATTAAGAGAGGGTTTTGAAGACCTTAAAGATTACACAAATTCATTTCAACAGAAAATGGAAATGGGTCGTGAAGTAATTGCAGATAGAGGTATCTGGACTGCAAAGAAAAGATACATTCTAAATGTATATGACAATGAGGGTGTAAGACTTAGAGAACCTAAACTAAAAATGATGGGAATTGAAACTGCAAAGTCTTCAACTCCACAATGGGTCAGAAAGAAACTTACTGAAGCATTGACTATTGTAATGACAAAGACTGAACAAGAGTTGTGGGACTTTGTTGAGACAACAAGAAAAGAATTCAGAAATCTACCTGTAGAAGAGATTGCATCACCAAGAGGGTGTAATAATATCAATCAATACAAAGATAACTCAAACATCTACTCAAAGGGTACACCCATACATGTCCGAGGTGCCTTACTTTACAATCACCACTTAGAGAAACTAAACTTAGATAAAAGATATGAATTGATAAAGAACGGAGATAAACTCCACTTTACATATCTTACAACACCAAACCCAATAAAAGAGAATGTTATCTCATTCTTATCGGTTCTGCCTCGTGAGTTTGACATACAGAAGTATGTTGATTATGACTTACAGTTTGATAAGGCATTCATTGAACCACTCAAAGGTATTATCAATCTTATTGACTGGAATGTAGAACCAGTTGCAAGTCTTGATAGTTTCTTTGGATAAATATAAACATGGCGTATAGTAAAAAAGTAGTCGATAGATTCGAAGATGTTCTGAACAATCCAGAAGCACATTCAGTCGGTAGATTCGACCCAAAAGACCCAATGGTTGCAACAGGCATGACAGGTGCACCTGCATGTGGTGATGTTATGAAATTGCAACTCAAACTAGATGATAACGAGAAGATAATCGATGTCAAATTCAAAACATACGGATGCGGAAGTGCTATTGCATCAAGTTCGTTGTTCGTTGACCTACTTACAGGCAAAACGATTGACGAAGCAAAACAAATTAAAGATAAAGAGATTGCAGAAATCCTTGAATTACCTGCAATCAAATTACACTGTTCAGTCCTTGCAGAAGACTCCATCAAAAAAGCAATAGAAGATTGGGAAGAGAAAACTTCACATCGAAAACATAATTATCCTAAATAGTTCTATGAAAAATACTTATGAATACAATGTGACTATTGCAAAAGTTGTTGACGGTGATACAGTAGATGTAGACATCGACCTCGGTTTCGGAATGGTTTATAAAAAACAGAGAGTAAGGATGTTAGGCATCGATACTCCTGAATCCAGAACAAGAGACTTAGTTGAAAAGAAATTCGGTAAGGCATCTAAGAAACATCTAAAGAAATTATTAGAAGAAGCAGAGTCAATCACTTTAATCTCACATGATAAAGGTAAATTCGGAAGAATACTTGGTGAAATATTTGTTCATGAAGAAGGCACTAAAGTCAATGTAAACGAACAAATGATTACAGACCATCATGCAGTACCATATACAGGTGAGAACAAAGACTTAGTAGAAGAACAACACATGGCAAACAGAGAAGTATTACTTGCCAATGCAACAGTTGTTTTAGACTAATGGAATACAGTTCTATCGACCTACTTTACATGTTTTTGATAGGTGGGTTATATGCTGGATTTATATACATGGAAATTCAGATATCCCAAATCAAAACGATGATGGAAGAACATGTCAAATGTGATGAGTCTATCAAAGATTTATCTAAAAAATACCACCAAAAAGAAATATAAAAACCCCTTTACAAATCTCATAGATACCTCTATAATAGAGTTATGATTAAAAACATTATGAGAGGTGTATAATTATGAGTTTTTTGAAAGACTTAATCAAATCAACAGGCAATGAATACGCAGGTATTGTTGCTGACGGAGTTCAAGCAGGAGATGTAGACTCGTTTGTAGATACAGGCAGTTATATCTTTAATGCACTCCTTTCTGGTTCACTACACGGTGGACTACCCAAAAACAAAATTACTGCAATTGCTGGTGAGTCAGCAACAGGTAAAACTTTCTTTGCATTAGGAATGGTCAAACAATTCCTTGCAGATAATCCTGACGCTGCAGTAATCTACTTTGAATCTGAATCTGCAATCACAAAAGAAATGATTGAAGAAAGAGGTATAGATTCAAAGAGAATCGTTATTGTACCAGTTGTGACTGTTCAACAGTTCAGAACTCAATCAATAAGTATCTTAGACAAATATCTGGAATCAGATGAGTCAGAACGACCACCTATGATGTTTGTATTAGATTCACTTGGTATGTTATCAACTACTAAAGAAATCGAAGATACAGCAGAGGGCAAAGAGACAAAAGATATGACTCGTGCCCAAATTGTAAAAGGTGCATTCAGAGTGTTAACTTTAAAACTCGGTAGAGCAAAAGTTCCTATGATTGTTACCAACCATACTTACGATGTAATTGGTTCTATGTTCCCACAAAAAGAAATGGGTGGTGGTAGTGGTCTTAAATACGCTGCATCATCAATTATCTATCTCTCTAAGAGAAAAGAGAAAGACGGAACAGATATTATCGGTAATATCATTCACTGTAAGAATGCAAAGTCCAGACTTACTGTTGAGAACAAAGTTGTTGATGTGAGATTATCATACGACAGTGGTCTTGATAGGTATTATGGTCTATTAGACCTTGCACTCAAACATGGTGTTTTTGAGAAATCATCAACGAGAGTTAAATTACCGAATGGTAAAACCGAATTTGGTAAAACCATTAATAATAATCCTGAAAAATACTTCACACCAGAAGTTATGGAATCATTAGAAAAAGCAGTTAATACAGAGTTTAAATATGGAAGCAATAGCGAGATTAGAACAGACAATCCTGAAGAATCTGATTCAGAATGAACCCTTTACTAGGAAGGTTTTACCTTTCCTAAAATCAGAGTATTTCACCGAGAGTGATGAGAAGGTAGTATTTAAAGAGATACAAGATTATTTCTTAAAATATACTAAACCACCTACCACGGAAGCACTTCTCATAAACTTAGACAACAATACTTCTCTTAACGAGAACGAATTGAAAATGTCTAAAACCGTAATCAGTCAATTCGACAAAGAGACAACTCCAATGGATTGGCTCGTTGAAGAGACTGAGAAGTGGTGCAAAGATAGAGCAATCTATATTGCAGTCATGGATTCTATTGAGGTTATCGATAAGAAATCTCAAAGGTCTACTGGTGAAATACCTGAACTTTTAAAAGATGCATTGTCTGTATCATTTGACCAACATATTGGTCATGACCAGATTGAAGATGCAGATGCAAGATTTGAATTCTATCATACAGAAGAAGAGAAGATTCCGTTTGACTTAGAATACTTCAACAAGATTACCAAAGGTGGTCTTCCAAACAAAACACTTAACATCTGCCTTGCAGGTACTGGTGTTGGTAAGTCCTTATTCATGTGTCATATGGCATCTGCTGGTTTGATGATGAACAAGAACATACTATACATTACACTTGAAATGTCAGAAGAAAGAATTGCAGAGAGAATAGATGCAAATGTATTGAATGTTCCTATGAAAGACTTGCCTGATTTATCCAAGAAAATGTATGATAAAAAGGTTGATAAGATTCGTGCAAAAACAAAAGGTAAACTTATCATTAAAGAATACCCTACTGCATCAGCACATGTTGGTCATTTCAGACATCTATTACAAGAACTAGAAATCAAAAAAGATTT